ACAGACAGTTCTACATATTCCTATAATAATCAATTGGTTACGTATATTTTCTGTCCATGCGGACCACCCTGAAAACACCATGCAGGCACTACGTGTGTAGCATCTGAGTGTATGACACACGAGCATACCATGAGACCTCAGGGAGCTGACTTCGGTCTCCCGGAGGGTATCGGTCTTTGCTTCGAGTAGGAGCGATTCCGGCACCTGAGCCGAAACGTCCTAGGTCAACTGCCGCCTCTCCGCTATAGAACAGAAACGTTCATCTCGCTCTGTCAGACCATGTCCATACGGATAGGATCGACGGATGCCTGAGGCCAGATCAGTCACTACCCCGCCACTACGGAACAGACACACTCATCCAGTTTCGTCCCGCGCCGTATATATTCTGTAATCCAGATAGCCAGCAGTGATCCAGCAGAGCTGTCTCCCTCCTGTCTCTCCGCTCGCTGCTTCGCACCTCGCAGAGTCGAAGCCCGTGCTGGACCGAGTAATAGAACATCTCTAGCTAACAGTAAGCTCCTCGCTACCGCGAGAAAGGCCCCTCTCACTAGAAACATCTAGCAACCGGATGGATAGCCGACTGAGGACAGCCCAGTAAGAGACACCACAGAGTCTTCCTACAAGAAACACAATAGAAGTCATAGTAAGAAGAACTCCTAGCGTCTTCCGGAAAGAGAAGAAATTGATAGTCGTATAACAACTATCTGATAAACAAGAGCGATGACTAGGAAGCTCTCTGTTAGCTATATATATATAACAAGAACAACATGCAGTTCCTGCAGTGCTGTATCCGGTTCTCCTCCCGGCTATGGAAGCTACTGCCTTCGGCAAGTCAGCTAGAAGCTATGAGCAAATCTCCTACGATTGTTCTCTACCCACGTTTCTCCACGTGCTTCTCCTAGCTAGAAATCTCAATGCTTTTAGCTGACTTGCTCTCCTATTCAATCTCCAGCAGCTACGTCCGGTAACTGCTTACGAATAAATCATAGAAGGAAGTGACATGGCAGGAATAGAAGACCTCTATCAGAACATACTCGGTCGCGCTTCAGATGCAGAGGGCTTGCAGTTCTGGCAACAGCAGCAGACAGCAGGTATGTCGCTCGACCAGATCAGCCAAGCGTTCTACGGTAGCGCAGAGTACCAGAGCAGGCAGGGTAGTTCTCAGATGAGCACTACTGGCACAGTAGTCAATCAGGGCGGCACCTCTACCGGCAAGATCGTCAACGGCGTGGACCTCAGTCAGTACACCTGGGATCAGATCGCAACTGAAGTACACAACGACAAGCTGACTCGCAGCCAGGGTGACGGCGGCGACATGTACGGCGGCTATGGGTACTCCAGTATCCTCGGCATGGACGTACAGGGCTACGTCGATACGAACTACGACAGATACGTCCGCGAGAAGGGCTACGTCCGTCCCGACGACTTCGGCGTAGACGCTAACCAGTACGCCAACCTGAGCAACCTGAACTTCAAGGCTAAGGATGGCCCTGAGGGCTACATGACCTCGCTGTACCGGAACGAAGATGGTTCTGTGGGTGTCGGGTACTACCTTGAGGAAGACAACTTCCTGATGGACATGGTGCAGTTCGTCGCTGCTGCGTACACAATGTACACAGGGATCAACATGGTAGGCGGTGCCTTATCAGGGGCAGGTGCTGCTCCTGGTGGTGCTACCTCTGGCGCGAGCGTAGGCGGCTCCAGCGCAGCGGGTGTCGCCCCCGTTACGGAGACGGGCTTCCAGGTCACGCAGCTTACGGCCCCATGGGAGCCTGTCGCGAACAATGCACTCGGCTCGGGCCTGAATGGTATTGATGCAGTGGACGGCCTGCTGAAGCTCGGGTCTGTTGGAGCTGATGGCAGCTTCAGTCTAGGCGGCATGACACTTCTGCCTGATGGCTCTCTTGTCGCGGCTGGCGATCTGTTCGCAAAGACTGCGCCGTGGATCAATCCAGCCAGCAGCACGATTACCGACATTGTGATTAATAGCGCAGGGAGCGTTACTGACCTCCTCGCGGGCGTCGATCCGTGGAGTCAATATGTCGCAGGTATGGGTGATGTCCTCCCGCCCGAAACCGGACTGCCTAAGCCCGGTGGCGCTGATCCGACAGACAGCGGGAAGAGCTGGTGGGACGACGTACCTGAGATCGTCAAGGACATCGGCAAGGGTATTGTCACAGGCGCGATTGTAGATGCAGTGACCCCTAAGCCCTCCGTTCCGGGTGGTGGCGGTGCTGGCACGGGCACTCCAGGCGCACCGATCATCAACATCCCTAAGCCTGACCCGACAGCCTCTGCGCTGCAGCCAGCAGCAAACCAGAGAGCAGGCGTGAAGTTCGGACGCACGAAGTCCAAGCGACAGCTCAAGGGCAAGTTCTCAGGAACAGGGATCACTCTCGGCTAGATGCCAGCACAGGCTCTGCGGCCTGCGTAGAGGCGCTATGTGCGCTTTTCTGCGAGTCATCGGGGAAAGTTGTGTGCGGCTCATTTTGCACGCCCCCTGCGGGCTGTATTGCAGCCTGAGTAACCGGGCGCAGTAGGCATCGGCACGTATCTCGAGCGAGGGCGGCACGCGGCTTTCCTATGGGTCTTCACAGAGGGCCTATAGGAAAGCTGCAGCCAGCACTACCGGCTGAAAATTGGTCAGCAAATTCGCAGGGTGCCCTCGATCCTCGAACGCTCTGGTTTCCCCCGTACGGGTGTCGTGCAGGCGCTACGCGGGCCGGCGCATGAAATGCGCGTAGTCGCGCGTGGGGTGGCAGGGTCTGTGCTTGGCGCAGGGCCAGGGCTGCATTCGCACCCTATGCAGCGATGCGGGCTAGTAGGTTCGAGACGGAGGTCTTATGCCACTGCCCGCCTCGTGGAGTGCGCATGCCGCGCTCGTTCAGGGCTGCTGCGATAGCGCCGAGCGAAGTGATGTTCTCGGCGGCGAGTGAATCGATGATCGGCTTCAGGTCAGCAGCGTGGCTGTCGGCTTTCTGTCGGATCGCCTCCAGGCCTGCTGTATTGCCCTTAGCAGCCCGCCTGAGCGCCGCAGCGCCGTTGGGGTTGCCAAGTATCGTCCCGCGTCTCTTCGCAGCCTGTAGGGCCTCTCTCGTGCGTTTGGAGATGGCCTCGCGCTCCTGCTGCGCCACGAGGGCCATGATGCCCACGGTCAGCTCGTTCGCATCCGGCATGTCAGCTGCGATGAACTTCACGCCTGAGTCGCGCAAGGTCAGCAGGAAGGCTGCGTTCCTAGACAGTCGGTCGAGCTTAGCAATCACAAGCACTGCGCCTGTGACTTTTGCCAAGTGCAGCGCGGCGGCGAGTTCAGGTCGTGCGTTCAACTTGCCGGATTCGATCTCTACGTACTCCTTCAGTGCCACTGCGCCTCGGCTGTCTGCATAGGCTTGGATTGCCGAGCGCTGTGCTTCCAGACCGAGACCACTGTGCCCCTGCTTGGCTGTCGAGACACGCAAATAGCTCACGATTTTCATCTTCTCTCCCTGAGGTATAGAACTGCGTAAGGTTCCTAAGGCAGATTTATACCCCAACGGGATTCCGTTTACAAGCGTCTCGTTCAATGTCGAGTCGCCTCACAAAGGACAGATATGGCATCGATAATGGCAATTGGTGATAAGTGGCGTGCGCAGATTCGCCGCAAGGGGCATCCTTCCCTCACCCAGACCTTTCTCACCAAAGACGAGGCAGTAGCCTGGGCGGGGCTTACTGAGCCTGCGGTGATTGCCGGTACACACATCGATACGCAGGTTCTGCTAGGGGCCACGATAGACCGCTACCTCAACGAAGACATCAGCATGGGGCGCTCCAAGGCCGACGCGCTGCGCCAGGTCAAGAAGGGCCTCGGTCATCGTCGGCTGGGCGATCTGACCGTGTATGACGTGGTGTCGTACGTGAGGAGCCGTGGATATAGCGGGGCTACGGCGAGGGTTGAAATGTCTGCACTCAAGATGACTTTGAAAGTGGCAGCCCTCATGTGGGGCTACAAAGCACCCGACATCATGGATGAAGTCTGCGAGACGTTGGCGCTCGCGGGGCTTTACGGCAGCAGTGCTCGGCGTACTCGCAGGCCAACGTCTGAAGAGCTGGAGCGGCTTTGCGCTTGGTTCGATGCCAAGAATACCAAGCTGCCCATGCGTGATTTGATTTGGTTCTCGGTACACTCAGCCATGCGGGTGAGCGAGGTCACTCGGATTCGCTGGGCAGACTACGACCCGACGGCTAGGACTGTCATCATTCGTGACCGGAAAGACCCTAGGAATAAGGCGGGCAACGATCAGGAGGTTCCGCTGTTGGACGAGGCTATAGCCATCATCGAGAGGCAGGACACCCGCAGCGGTGAGTTCATCTTTCCGTATAGTCGAGAGACTATCGGTACGATCTTTCCACAGGCCTGTACTGCCTTAGGAATCAAGGACTTGCACTGGCACGATCTCAGGCACGAAGGCACGAGCCGGCTGTTCGAGAAGGGCTACCAAATCCACGAGGTAGCGATGTTCACGGGTCACAAAGACTGGGCAATGCTGCGTCGGTACACGCACCTCCGTCCAAAAGAAATACGCCGGCTGCCGGCTGCCGAAACGCCTGCTGCGGGCTAGATCATTACCCATGCAGCATTGCATTCCAGCCAGCGCCTGCTAACGTAAGGTATTAGTCGATTCATTCGATTGCCAGGTACAGATGTCATGGCATCAATACTCTTGATCGGGGACAAGTGGCGTGCACAGGTACGGCGCAGAGGACATAAATCCGTAGCCAAGTCGTGGGACACAAGAGAGCAGGCTGAGCAATGGGCCGCAGAGACAGAGGCGCGGCTCAGAGGTAGCAGTGATGCGCCACCTGTACAGCCACCGATTGTTGTGCAGCCCGACGAGGCCCCTAAAGGCGTGCCGGCGTGCGGCCCACTGTTAGCTGAAGTGTTTGATAGAGCAATACCCCTTGCTGCTGGTAAGCGAAGCAAACAGCGTGCGCTACGACTACTTAGGCGGTGCCTCGGACACATCCCAATTGCAGAGCTTACTGCACAGACAATCATCCAGCACATCGAGGCAAAACGGTGTGCCCCTCCCACTGCGCAGCATGAGTTCTCTGTGCTTAAAACGACGCTGCATGTTGCAGAGATCGCATGGGAATACGATGTCCCTGCGGTATTAGAGAAAGCGCACCGTGCGTTGAAGCTACTTGGGCTAGTCGGAAGCGCCCAGAAGCGAACTCGCAGGCCGACTGCAGACGAACTGGAGCGCCTTTGTGTTTGGTTTGACGAGCATTCAGACGCACCGATGCGTGATCTCATATGGTTCTCGATCCATACAGCCATGCGGCGTGGAGAGGTTATGGGATTGCTCTGGGCCGACTACAATCCGGCCGACCGGACTATCACGATCCGCGACCGGAAAGACCCAAAGCAGAAGATCGGGAACCACCAGGAGGTGCCGCTGCTTGACGAGGCCGTCGAGATCATCGAGCGGCAACCGCGAGTGTCTACGCGCATCTTTCCATACAATCCAAAAACCCCTAGTTCAACGTTTTGTAGGGTATGTAGGAAGCTCAAAATAAACGACCTGCACTGGCATGACCTGCGCCATGAGGGCGTTAGCCGCCTCTTTGAAATGGGCTATCAGATTCATGAGGTGGCGATGTTCTCGGGGCACCGAGATTGGGCAATGCTGAAGCGCTATACCCAGCTCAGGGCAAAAGACCTGCGCCGCCTTCCCGTCAGAGTGGAAGGAGATGGCGAGACGGCTCGGCACCCAGACACTGCCGCGCCCGTAATGCAACTTACCACGCAGGCAGCTGTACCCTTGCCAGCCAGAGAGCCGGCGGTGGGTGTCGTCGTTGAGTATTCCGATTGGCGATCGAAGGGACAGAAGCGCGGTGAGGGCCTTATAGTTGGCATCTCGCCTCAGCCTCCGCTGCGTTACACGATCCGCGTAAATGAGGGTACGAAGTACGAGCACACGCGGAAAATATATCCAACGCAAATCGTAGCGGTTCACTAGCTTAGGCTGCTGGCGCGTCTGCATTCTCGACCAGATTTTCGTCCAGCGAGATACGCGCCCGGTCTTGCATGGGTCCGGGCGGCCTGTTGGAGGATAGGTGGAGGGAGTGAGGTGGGATAGTGGAAGTCGTTACGGTGCCGATCTACTACGCCCGGCTGCTTTAGCGGGCCAGGTTAAAACACCCAGAGCGGCATATAGCGCGAGGCAGCGGTCTGTATCGTCCATGTGCTGTTGTTCGATCTGCTTCTCTAGTCTCAGCAGCAGCCGGTCGCGCTGCTCGATTGCCTTGATTTCCTGCCATATCGCAGCAGGACTCATAGTCATCGGGTCGGGCTGTCTTGGGGCATCGGGCGCATCTGCAGTTCTCGGCATGGCGTGCATCCTTGTTTGGGTTCTCTCATATTTAGGGTATTGTGCAACCTCAAATGAACTAAGCACAATTGAGCTTAACCCGTTTGAGCTAGAAACATATTAACCCATTTGAGTTAATGAACCAATCGAGAATTACAATGACCTACGAAGAGTTAATAGCTAAAGCATTGAGTGGTAGATCCGTGAACGCAGCGGCACAGGCATGGGGAGTTCCTCAAACGAGCCTCAATACATACGCACGCGGTAAGCGTATGCCTGACTACCAGACGGCTCTAATCATTGCAAAGGAAGCCGGAGTCGATCCGGGAGAGGTGATGCAGATATGCGCCGCAGAGGAGGCGAAACGCAAGCCACGCGGCGCAATATAAGGTTTAGGCGGTCATTGAATTTACTTTTGGAAACAATTGGCGATAGACTGCAGGTTTCTCCCGCTAGGAGTTCGCCTTGTCTGCTACTTCGTTACGGTTCCCGGCTGCTGTATTGATGTTCTCGGCGATTTGCTCACTGACCGTATCAGCAGTGCGCGCTGCAGTGATTGAAATGGACTGCGAGATGAGAATGGACAACAGCAAGTCTGGCCGCGCCTCAGGGACTAATGTGTCATATAAACTCGATACAGATAATTCGACTCTGCTAATGCGATGGTACGACCCCAATAAATCAGGCTACGACTGGCGCAAGCATGATATGGAAAAGCACACGCGGCCGGAGGGCATCGTAGCCTATACGCACATTGGAATGCGGCCTGGTGGCATAACAGAAACAATCTCGGTCCTGCCTGAAGTTCGCACCGTCATCCATAGTTACGCGCACCCAAGGAATCACTACGCAGGCATGCGCGGCACATGTAAGTAGGCACTCACATAGCTGCGTTATGTAGGGCGTCTATCACCCGCTGAGCGTCTGCAGGAGGCCGCAGCTTCTGCATAGCAAGGACGAGGGGGCGCAATGGGTACTGCCCAGAGCCATAGGCGCGAGCCACAGTATTTGCGCCGCTATGTCCGGTCAGAGCATCATGCACAGGCTCGTCGATCTCGGCGTCTCGGCAGAGGTCTTTGAATGTGTGCCGGAAACTATGAAACACCATGCGGGTATCTTCTACCTTGCAGGTGCCGCGTAGCCATCGGCTGAACCACTTAGACCAGGAGCCTGATTCCCGTCCGGTTGTGTCCTTACGTAGCTCATGGAAGATGCGATTCCTGTTCCGGCAAGTCGCCACGTACTCAATGAAGCCCAGTCGAATCAAGTCAGGATGTACTGGAATCATGCGGCGGCTGCTGGCATTCTTCAACTCTTGGCCCTCGCCGGCATCAGTAATGCGGATTACCCAAGCAGGCACTCGCGTGCCGCTGCCGTCGTCGTAGGTTTCCTCCCGCACATCGTCAGGGTGGAGCTGTGCCAGCTCTTCTATCCGAGCACCGGTAAAGAGGGCTAATAGGGGAAGCCAGTATGCCGCTGCACCTGCGCCGGCCTTCGGTCGTACGCCCTCGGTGTACACGGGGCTGGTGAAGATTTTCACTAGCGCAGGCACATCAAACGGATGCACTGCCTTTCCTGTCTCTTTAAGTGCTAAGCCAGTAGCTGGACTCTGGGCGATGATGTCGCGATCACGGGCGACGCTAAAGAGGGCGCTGAGTCTCGCCAGATAGTTATTGATGTTTGCGGCAGACTGTCCGTCATCGCGCAGGGCATCCCGGAACTCGATACAGTGCTTACGGGTAATTGCTTCGACGCTGATTGGGCCGAAGTGCTGAGTGAACTTCCGCACCACTAGACGCACCTTCATAGGCGTCTTCGGGTCGCGTGGGTTCTTGTCCTTCTCCCACAGTTCTGCAAGCCTCTCCAGCGTTGTGCCGGGCTTACTAGATGTGGTCGATGGCTGCGCTGCGGGGGGCAGGGCGGGCGGCAGAATCGGTGGATAGCGGCCGGGTTCTAGAAACTGCTGGCGGGCAATCATGCCGGCCTCGTATTTCCAAGCCTCGTAAAACATGTCTGCTGTGCCATTGAGGGCAGAGCGTGCCCATTCAAGCTCGTCGCGTTGGTGCGCCAGGAACTGCTCAAGCCGATCCTCGGCAATGGCCTGCTCACGCTGCTCTCGAAGCCGAATAAGAATGCGGTACGCGAGTCCCTGAACATCGCCGACGGCAACGGGAGGCTGAGCGTTCGCGCCCTGTATCTGTCTTTTATCCTCCGGCACCGATGCTTTGTTGTTAATTTGCAACGGAAGGCCGGCCTCTAGAGCTGCACGGGCGGTCTCGAACTCTTCGTCGTATTTGACGCTGAGGGCGCGGCCCAAGCGGTCCGCTTCCTTCCGGTTCGATGTGCCTAGAGCTTTGGTGATTTCCTTGCGTCCGTAGTGCTGGACGAGGTCAAGCGGAATGCGGCGGCGAAAGATATACATCATGCCGCGCTGAACGACGTGTGTCTGCACAGAGATTTCCTCGGTCTGTGTAGCACCCGTGTGGTGTTTCAGTATCTTCAAGTGTTTGATTTTATTGAAAATCTTTACGCATCAAACACTTATTATAACTTGGTGGAGACGGCGGGAATCGAACCCGCGTCCAGAAGCCCTCTACAGACAGTTCTACATACTTAGTGCAGCCTATTGGTTTTGACCCTGCCGACGCGGACGCACGCGCTTCAA